AGTGCCGTATGTGCCACTAGGAGGAGGTGTAAAGCCCGTGACTGGGACGTTGGTAGATACGTTGGTTGAGACCATGCCACTTGAAGCTGCTGCGGCTGCTGCTGTACCAAGCGGCGCATTGACTGTAAGACTTGCAATCTGACGAGCCTTCTCTGCAATCTTGTCTAGATAGGCTTCCCATGATGCAAAAGGATTGTTAGCCATTGGAAGGCTTGCTAGGTCACGGGCAATCTGCTCGCCTAATCCTTGAGCCTTGGCTAGCTGGTATGTAAGGCGTGATGCTTCTTCTTCATTGCCTAGAAGTAAAGCGAACTGGAGTTCGAGACGCTTACGATCTTGCTCAGAGAGTTGTCCCTTGAGTGCAGCAATAATCTGAATCTGGTCTAAGTCAAAGATTGACCCAGCCTTTTTGAGAGCGTTCTGCTTCTTCTGCTCGGCTGTAAGTTTCTTCTGTGCATCTACTTGTTGCTTTGTAAGTTTTGCTAATTCTTTTGCTCGCTTCGCTGCTGCTGCTTCTGCTGCGCGTTGCTGTGCTGTTCTAGCGGCTGTACCTGCTGGAGATGCAGAGCGATTGGTTGAAGGCTTAGGTTCTAGCATTGTTGCTAGTGATCCATTAGCCCCAGTTAATCCACCAAATGTGGTAAGGAAGTCAAGACCTTTGTAAAGTTTAACCAAGCCACCTACAAGGAAGCCTGTAGCTGCTGTAACGCCGTTGATTGCCTTGGCGATATTGTCAATAGCCTTTACCGCATCTGAGGTTTCTGAGCCGCCTGCGATACGAGCAAAGGCATCTATTAGCCCTGCTCCAATTGTTTCCTTAGCGTTCTCTCCTGCAAGGGTAAGAGCATCAAGCTTGAAGGAAGTAGTCTCAAGATATGCGCTTGCAGCTCCAGCAGACTTAGCCAACATAATGCCAAGAATCTCATTAAAGGATTTAGATTTAAGTTCTGCTTGAGTAAGACCTGTATTGTATTTCTTAAGACCGCGAGTAATACCCACGAATCCATTAGCCAAGTCTTGTGAAACTGTAGCCAAGTCCACGCCACTTGCGCGGCTTATTTGAATGGCATTAGTTAAAAGTTCTTGAGACTTAGTCAATGATCCTGTGGTGGTCAGCAACGCCTGAAACGATGGACGCAAAATGTCATCGGCAATTGAGGCAGACTTCTCAAGGTCTGCAATAAATGTAGTGACCTTAGCCTGAGAGAAAGAAAGTCCAAGATTATCAACTGCTGTTGCAAGTCTGCGAGCTGCTGCTTCATCGGCTGCAAAGGCTTTGACTGCCGCCTTGCCATAAGCAGCCATAGCAGTAGTGCCAAGTGCTAGCCCTAGCCCAGAAGCTAATTTCTTGACATTGCGTTCAAGGGTTGTAACCGACTTATTGGCTTTATCGAAAGCTGCTTTGCCTGTGTATTCAGCAGCAATATTAATGGCTACATTGCTCATGCTGCTCTCCTTAGATCGACTATCTGTGTGCGGTCATTAAACTTCTTTGTAGTCTTTTCTAATGAACGAATGACTGCAAGATTGGCTTTGCCTTGAGTCTTAGCCCAAGCTCTAAAGATAAGGCGACCCATCATTCGATGATCTGTGCCCTTCATTGAGCCGTAAAGGTTTCCAAGGTTTGAGATAAACTGATTGCCAGCATAAGGATTGTTTGACCTAGAGACTCCCTTAGAAGCTCCGCCGCCGTTAGGCCCGACCCATTCTTGACCTTGGCCATTCTTGCGCCCAGCAGTCTCATAGATTGCGCCAATCATAGACTTATTCTGAATTCTAATTGTGTTCTTAAATCCAGCCCTGTTGGTTTGGCTAGGACTTGTCTTATAGACAATGCCAGATTTAATGACTGAGGCATTGTAAGTAGGGAACTTGCCATTGTAAAATGAACGCGAAGCCCAGCCTGACATTGGAGACTCGGCTGGAACGTAGCCTCTTGCATCTCTAACGATTGGTTTGAGAACTGCGCCTAGTTCTTTAGTCAATTCTTTTGCAAGGTCAGGAGCATATTGGTTTAAGGCTTTTCTAAGAGCGACCGCGCCTACTACTTCTGTTGGCATCGTTTCGCTCCTTTGCTAAGTCCTTAAGGACTTCTACATGTGCCTTGAACGCCATCGGCGATAGTTCGACAATGGTTTGAAAGGGAACTCCATACTCGTAACTCAAGCGAGCTGCGAGATAGGTGAGGGAGTTCCGATCTACCCTAAAGGGTCAGACTCTAAGACCTCAACTGACTTGAGGGTCTCAAGAAATCCTTCCCCGAAAGGTTTGACTGTTTCACCCGAACGTCTAATTGCCTCCCAGCACAGCCAGTACACGTCTGACTGTTTCTGATCTTCAATCAAGGCTTTGTGAAAGCCCTTCTTGGCGTATTGCTCAAAGGCATATTCAATAAGTGGAGTAATTTCGTACTCTGTTACTGAGTTGTCAGCCCTTGTTACCTTTAGCTTTGCCATTTTTAGCCCCTTAGTTAGTTATCAGGAAGTTGTGATTGCTACTGTACCAGAGACGTTCCAAGTTACAGACTGAGTTGATAAATCGCCAACTGCACCGTTGATGTCGGTTGTGTTGTTGATAAGGCAAGTCATTGTGTAAAGAGGGTTTGTCGCTGAGGTTGCAGCAGAAGTCTGCTTGAGTGTAACTGTAGCGTTGTTGCCCCATTGTGCCTGAAGTGTCTGGAGAACATTTGTTGTAGCTGTATCGTTGAGGAAATCAATAGTGACCGAAGAAGCCTCTAGACCCTTAACGAACTTGTGACCTGAATCACCCATTGCTGTTACTTCGAGTTCATCGAATGAGCGGTTGAGTGTTACAGATGTGACGTGGTTTGAGAGATCAACTGCATTGACAGTTAAAACTACTCCATTGCTCATGAATACTGCCATTTAGGTTATTCCTCTTCTTTCTTAGATGTGGGTTGTGGTGCTGATTTTGTTGCTGGTAAAAGCTGACCAATCTTGATTAGAAAGTCGGCTTGCTCCTTTGTCCAATCGTCCATCGATTAGCTCCATTCCGTAAGGGTACTGATTGCAATGTCGCAAGTCAGTAAATCTCCAGAAGCGATTGACAGGACGCTAGGCGCACTTACGCTTCCTACGTTAAATACAATGCTTGATGCTTCTAAAAGAGCAAAAACTCGAATTACATCTGCTTCAATGCCAGCAAGATTGCCTTCATTATCGAGAAGAGGCACAATGATGCTTAAACGAAAGTTGGCCAGAGGTGCGATTGCTGTGTAGTCGTTATTGCTAGGGACAATGTAAGGATCAGCAGGAGTGACAATAACGCTGTTAGCAATAGGCGTAGCAGGAGGATATGAGAATACCGACCACTTTGTGTTATCAGTAAGAGCTGCTGCGATTGAAGCGCGTAGTGTGGTTATGGCTGGCATTAGCCCACCATAGAATTAGGGCTGAGATATGGAGCAAGCAACCCACGAACGCGAGAAAGAAGCTGTGAACTCATTGCGTACATGTTGCCAATTGAACCATCTGGCATCATGCCGTTGCCTGAGTTGGTTTGGCGAGAAGTCCAAATTGAAATGCTAATCATAAGGCTGGCTTCCTGTACTGCTGGCTCGCTTGAGTAATCTGTATAAGTAGTTGCCGCTACCTGACCATAAGGGTAAATTGGGTGAAAAGTCTTAACGACATTAGCCGCATGAGTTGTTGTAATGTCAATGCTTTTTCCATTGACTGCATTGACTGTCTTTGAGCCGTTAAAAGCTGATCCACAACCTGTGACTGTAATTGTCTGCCCGACATAGAAAACGTCCTCAACGTAATCGTTGAAGTATAAGACCCCTGCTGTGCCGTTGTTAGAGTGACCTGTTGCTGGAAGTACGTTTGTCCATAGAAAGGGCAACATGACATCGTCAGCAGCATCGCAGACTGATTGCAAGACTGCATCGGTGTAGAGAGTTCCTACGCCAAGAGCTGTGCGTAGCTCTGCAACTGTAGTGGTACTCATGTTGTCCTTTCTAAAGACTCAAGGGGACTGCAAGGGCTCTGGCAGCCCCCTTGAGCGACTTAGGGTGTTATCAGGTTAGGTTAAACCAGTTTGCGCCAGCCGCTAGTTTAGTAGCAAGTGCGCCCTGACCGAATAGCAAGATATCTACTGTTCCGTCAGTATTGATGTTTGTGCGAAGCTGTTGACGTGCGCCTTCGTACCATGTGTAAGCATCTGGGTTGATTACAGCCATTGAATAGTCAGCTGTACCGACTCCGCCAGAACCCTTCATGTAGCGAGATACGCGTAGATCAAGTCCTGCTACGTTTCCGCGCAAACTTGTAGGCGATAGCGCACCCGCATTATTTTGAGGGTTTGCAGCGATGTAGATTGGACGTCCAGCATCGTTGTAGCTCATGATGTTAGCCCATTGTTCTGGTGTAACAATCATGTTGCGAGCAAAGCCAAGTGATGCAGAATAAACTGCTGCGGCCGCGCTTGAGACGTAGGATAGTAATCCTGTTGCTGAATTAGCCTGTGCTGTTGCGTTAAGTGTTCCTGCGCCTTGTACAGCATTTGTGACGAATTCTTCAGTATCTTTTGCATAAGCAAATTCCATCTGGACAAGAAGTTCATCAAGAAATGCAGGTGTTGAGTTTGTAAGAAGTTCTAGAGTAGTAATTGCACGACCCTTAAATGACTTCTTTGTAACTGTAATGTATGAAGCCTCAAGTTGTGACTCTGTTACTGCGCCATTCTCATCAATCTGATCAACAAGAGGTACTTCAGTAATCTTAGGCAACTCAAAAGTTTTTCCAAATTCTGGCATTGTGCCGCGAGAGATTGAATCAATCATTGGGCGGTCAGCGTTAGAAAGGAAGTTAAGTAGTTGTGTGCTCTGTGGTGTTGGAATAAATCCTGCACCTGTTGTCTGATCGTTGTCAGCAGCGCGAAGCCATTGACGTGAATCTTCATCACCAAAGAGGTTAGCCTTAAGTGTGTTCTCCAAGTAATTGCGCTTTGTGACTTCAATTCTTGGTGTTGTGTACATCATTGCCTGAACAGTAGGGCGAGCAGCTTCCACAGCCGCAGCTTCTACTGGTGTTGCTTCGACTGCTGGAGTGGTTGATTCTTCCACGGGGGCTGTCTCGCTTTCTGTAGTTGGAGTTTCAACAGGGGTAACTTCCTCTGCTGCGATCTCTAGCACTTGTGCAGACTTAAAGG